AGCGGCAACCATGACCGTTATTCATGGTTTTTTTGTGCCTGCACAATAGCAATCCAGTTATTGTCGGGTGTTGATGGGAATAGAATAGGGCTTGCCCGAATACCATCAGTCGTTTCTTTTAGCGATTCGAAGCACCCGATACTTTTTTTAAGTGTCTATTCGAAAAAATAAAAGGAGCGTCACCATGAGCAATCTTCAAACAGTACCTTTCCATAATAATAATCTATTCATTGTCGAACATAACAATGAACCATTTACTCCGATGAAACCAATCGTTAGCGGCATGGGGCTTGCATGGCAGTCACAGCTTGCAAAGATAAATAATAACAAGAAAAGATGGGGGGTAACGGAAATCGTTATACCTTCAAACGGCGGTGAACAAAAGGCAGTCGCCATGCCTCTGCGTAAACTCCCTGCTTGGTTGGCTGGTATTTATCCGAACAAGGTCAAACCCGAACTACGCGAAACCATCGAGCTATATCAGGATGAATGCGACAATGTGCTTTGGGAATATTGGAGCAAAGGCAATGTGGCTAATCATCACAAGACCACCCCTCAACCCATCGAACGTATCTCCCCTGAACAAAAAGGCGCGTTGCAGAGCATCATGTCTGCCCGATGTGCAGAAGTGCCAGCCGATATGCAAGGCAAGGTACGTTCTCGCTTGTGGAAGATGGCGAACAGCCTTGCAGGGGTGAACACCTACCATGATATTCCTGCGAGCAAATTCATGGAAGTGCGCGATGCTTTGATGGTGACACAACCCATTCTCAATACATACACCCAAGCAGCCATCGAAAACCCAAAGCCATTCAACTACCCAGCCGAAACCGCCAAGGTTCCTGCGATGGTGGGGGATGCTTGTTGGTTGTCCTACAAAAATATGCAGGATGAACGTTGGAGTAATCCATTGCTTGCATTGTTGAATGAACTGAAAGATGCAGGGCATGACATTGGTGGTGCGCGAATCGTCTATGCCGCCATGTGTCACAATATGGAAGTCAGCTACAATACTTTTCGCCGCATGCATGAACGTGCCTATGGCGGTATGGGTGTTGGGCTGAAATACAATGAGCAATATGCCATCTAAAATCTAGGGCATTTCAAGGAAGCCACCTCAACGGGTGGCTTTTCCCCAACACTGCGGAAACGTGTCCGCTTCCTGCACATGGCAAAGAAGTGACCATACCGAGCCATGACACAGAAAAAAGAAATTCCAGTTTTTCCGCGCCTGTTTCTTTGGCTGGCGATGATAAGACGCGCACATTCGAGGGTATTGCCTACACAGGCGATATTTTGACGCATGGTTTTTGGGAACATGTTGCCTTTGATTTATCCAGCATCCAAAGCCCAAGCAAATTACCGATGTTGATTGGGCATAATCGCAATAAAAACGCGGGATTTTCTGAATCCATCACCATTGACGACAAAGGCATCGCCGTTTCGGGCAAGTTGCTATCCAATGAAGATGGTCAACGTGTCGCCACTGATGCAGGTGAGGGCTTTCCGTGGCAAATGAGCGTGCATATCGACCCTGACGAAATCGTGCAGGTGAAAGCAGGCTATGAGGTCAATGGGCGCACATTCAAAGGTGATGGCGTGGTGTTTCGCAACTCCACCTTGCGTGAAATCAGCTTTACGCCCACAGGTGTCGATGCAGGTACATCCGCCAAAGTGTTTTCCTTTTCATACCAAGATTTACAACAAGGGCAGTCGCCCGAATCACAGGAGGGTCAAGCCATGACCAAAGAAGAAGCGGCTGCACTCACAGCCGAAAACGAGGCATTGAAACAAAAGTTTTCAAGCACTCAAGCCGACCTCGAAGCAATGCAAACCCAGTTTGCCACATTGCAGGCGGAAAAAGCAGCCACCGAAAAAGCCACACGCGAAGCTGCGATTGAAAAGCTTTTTGCTGATACAGGCATCAAGCCTGAAGAAGGGCAGAAAGAAGCGATGTTGGATATGAGCGCAACACAATTTGCCGCCGTCTCATCCATTCTAAGCCAAGTTAAAACAGCGCCCGAACATTTGTTCAGCGAACACAACACGCCTGCGTCCGATGGTGCAGGAAATGACCCAGTAGCGGCGATTGTTTCCGACTACGAAGCACAGGGGGTATAAATCATGCCAATCACCACAGGAATTACAGAAGTCGCATTTAAAAACGATTCGCTATTGGCGGGCGATGATGTCACTACAGATGCCGCCATTGTTGCAGCGGGTCAAAACTTGAAGCGTGGTCAATTGCTCGGTCGTATCACCGCAACAGGTCAAGTGACTGCATTGAATCCAGCCGCTGCCGATGGTTCACAAACAGTCTATGCCGTCTTGGCTGATAACATCAACGCTGTCACCGCATCCGCCGCGCCGATTTATGTTGCAGGCACATTCAAGGATTCGGGCTTGATTGGTTATGTCGCCGCCACACACAAAGATGCACTCCGTGCATTGAATATCTACGTCAAACATTCAGTCGCATAAGGAGTCACTGATGCCATTATCCGTATTTGAACCACGCACCATGATGGGCGTGCTAAACCAAATTAAACCCAAATCATCATTCTTGCTGAATACCTTCTTTGGAACCACCAAGACACATGATACCCGCTCGATTGAAGTGGACATCATCAAAGGTCGCCGCCGTTTGGCTCCGTTTGTGTCGCCGATGGCGCAAGGTGTCCCTGTTGACCGTCAAGGTGCAGTCAGTCACACCATCACCATGCCCTATCTGAAACCCAAAATGGCAACAGAAGCGGCGCAATTGCTAACACAACGCGCAGCTGGTCAAACCGTGTATCAATCCACCCCTGCACAACGTGGGCGTGCGATTTTGGCGAAAGACCTTGTCACCTTGCGTGATATGGTGAACCGTCGTGAAGAAGCGATGGCGGCGGAAGCGTTAAGCCTTGGTAAAGTCACTGTGCTTGGTGAAGGTGTGGATCAGGTGGTGAACTTCCTACGTCCTGCCACACATCAAATCATCAACACTGCAACTGCGAACGCATGGGATGCAGCAGGGGTTGATATTCTCACGCAGTTGCGCGGCTATGCTCGCACCATTGCACAGACCAGTGGCACACCTGCCAATATCTGCGTCATGGGTTCAGCGGCGGCGGATGCGTTGATTAAGTATCTTGAAAGCAAATCCACTGCATTATCCTTGGCACCGTTGGAAGTTGGGCAGATTAAGCCTGACGAAATCGGTACAGGTGCAACCTATTTAGGTCGTTTGCAGGGCATTGATTTCTATGAATACAACGAATGGGCAGAAGATGCCACAGGCGTTGAACAGCCATTGATTGCGCCCAACCGTGTGATTTTTGGTAGCCGTAAAACCGATGGTATGCGCCATTATGGTGCGATTCAGGACTTGAAGGCTGGCAACAACTGGGCTGTGCCTTACTTCACCAAATCATGGGAAGAAGATGATCCATCCGTGCGTTGGTTGATGGTGCAATCTGCGCCGTTGCCTGTACTGCATCGCATTGAATCTGTGATTAGTTTGGCTGCGTTGTAGTTTTAGCTTAAAAGAAGCGCAACAACGTATCAAAGGGGTGGCTCGCAAGGGCTGCCCTTTTTTTGTGCGAGTTCCATGTGGACACCAAGTGCCGTTGCCGCTTGTTCAACTTGTGGCATTTTGGAGACATGCTCCAAATCAAGCACCCGATCCACTTGCGGCATGTGCCAGCCTAGTTTGCGTGCAAGGTCAGATTTGCGTATGCCTTGCGCCAGCATTTCTTCATAAAGGCGTAGTTTAGCCTGCACCAACAGTGTAGGGACAACCTTTGGCGAGCCTGTGCTTGCTTGTGGCAATGGGCGGCGTGCTTCAACATATATTTCCAGTGCGGTTTCCAATGCATCTTGCGCCTGAATCAATGCCTCACCTTCATCCTCGCCAAAGGTAATCGCCTCGGGAATATCAGGGAAGGTGACAAGCATGCTATCGCCATCACGTTCAATCTTTACAGGATATGCGTACATAAACCCTCCTAATTCAGTCCAAGCTGTTTTTTAATGGCATGTTCAAGACCTTTGCCAAGCTCTGTTTTTCCGTGCATCGGTAGCACGCTCTGCTTGCCATTCAGAAAAACTTTCAAATGACTGCCTTTGCCTTGTTGGAAAGTGGCTCCCTGCTTGGCTAACCATTTCTTGAATTGCTTACTGTCCATAGGCGAATGATGCAACACTTGTGTTTAATGTGCAACACTTATGTTTATCGCGTGGCGCGTTCCAATTGCTCAATGCAATATTTATTGAGACTTTGATGATGCTGCATGGCGGCAATGGCTAAACGTTGGTGCAAGCTTGGTTTGGTGCGTAACAC